CTCCCTTCACGGCTGGGAGAGCTAGTCAAAGGCTCTCTCAGATCATGTTGTGGGGCTACGATATTGGCTCCCTATTCTATACTGCTTTTGAGCGGTATAGAGTAGAGGCATCACACCGGAAGGATCCGATGGGGTGCTGCTATGTCGTAGCTTCGTGGTTCCCACCCCTCGACATGCGTCGAAGTGCGGGTCATCCTAACATCGCGTCGGACATACAGGAGCTAATGCCCCACTATGTCTAAGAGCGACGTTACGGAACTGCTGCGGGTATACCGAAGCATCTTCCAAGATGCCGAGTATGCCTACCCGGCTTTGGGTGGTGAGTTCGAAAAGGATTTCACTCGCCTGACAAGACTCGTTGAGCGGAATGGTGTACGTATTTTCTACGTAGACCTTCCCGCAGCTGGTAAGTGCCTAGATCAGGCACTTTCTAGCGGTCAGTACAAACTCTCGCAACTTCCCTTAACTGGGCGAGTCAGCAAGAGGGTACAAATGCCGAAGTTTCTTCGGGAACTGTACCTACTGGTTTTCTCCGAGTCTGGTGTCTTGAAGGAGGATTGTGATGTACAGGCTATTTACTTTCTGCGGCAAATTTTGTTTGCTGCTAAAAAGGTTAGCCAACGTTGCGATGAGACTGCGGTCCTCGCTGAAGTTGAGGACTTCGTCTCTACTGACAGTCAGCTTCCGATTCCGGATTCGTTCTGGAATAAGGAAAGCCCTACTGCGGACGACGCGTCGGTCTTCGGGGGATTCTCGAAGTCGACGTACTATCGTTCAAAGGTAGAAGCACTACCGAGCGAAGAAGCTCGGCAGGTCAGTACCTTCCTAAGGATACTTGACGTCGTGTCAAGTACCTTAGCTACCACTCTGGGGCACTATGCCTGGTCAGAGTGGAAGTTCAGACATGGCCCAGGTGCTGTCTCTGATCATAGGTCTGGATCCAACAAGTTTTCTTGGAGGAACTGGTCCCAGCGATTAGAGAACGTCTTCCCATTAGCTGATTGTGGTTTCCACAATTACGCGTCGTGGGCTGGCGCGGCGTCGGTAACTAAGATTGGCTCTCACGAGCCCGTATCAAGGTTAATCGACGTCCCTAAAACCTACACTAAGCCTCGGCTTATCGCCGCTGAGCCTAGTGAACACATGTGGTGCCAACAAAACATTTGGCATTACTTCCGTGTACGCTCCAAAGAAACTTGGATCTCAGAATTTGTTCGTTTTAACGACCAAAGTCTGAACCAACAACTTTGTCTGCGTGGGTCTCAGGATGGCTCTCTTGCAACAGTCGATCTCTCGGCTGCTAGCGATAGAGTCACGTGCCATGCTGTCGGGCAACTATTTAGGGGAAACCCTAATCTTCTAGTTGCTCTTCAGTCATGTCGTACCCGTTTTATCGAGATTTCTCAGGGTGACGAACCCCGAGTCCTCGAGTTGAGAAAATTCTCAACAATGGGTAGCGCCTGTACGTTTCCGG